AGTATTACGAGATAGACGAAGAGTCGGATTACTCCGTTACGTTTACCAGCGTTGCGACCGGCGATGAGGTAAAGCATCGGCAGTCTGAGCTTGACGAAGAGGAAGAGCTTTTAGCAGAGCTTGAGGCGACCGGGTACAAAGAGACTCGACGCAAGAAGGTTAAGGCAAAGCGCGTGCACAAGTATGTATTGTCCGGCAACTCGATACTTGAGGATTGCGGGCTTATAGCCGGAAAGTGTATCCCCGTCGTGCCCGTGTACGGCAAGCGTTGGTTCGTAGACAATATCGAGCGATGCATGGGACACGTCAGGCTTGCCAAGGATGCCCAGCGACTGAAGAATATGCAGCTGTCAAAGCTCGGCGAATTGTCCGCGCTCTCGTCCATCCAGAAACCGATATTCACGCCTGAACAGATGGCCGGACACTCGGTCATGTGGAGCGAGGACAATCTCAAGAATTATCCGTACCTTCTTGCCAACGCCATAACCGACGCAAGCGGGAACCCGATGCCCGCCGGGCCGCTCGCGTACACACAGCCGCCGCAGATACCGCCAGCCATGGCCGCGCTCTTGCAGCTCACCGAGGCCGACATGCAGTCGATCCTTGGCAACCAGGGCGAAGCCGACAAGATGGTTTCGAATATCTCCGGGAAAGCCGTAGAGATGATCCAGACACGTATGGACATGCAGACGTTCATCTACGTTTCCAACTTTGCCAAGGCCGTGCGCCGCGTCGGTGAGATATGGCTATCGATGGCCAAAGATGTCTACGTTGAGTCCGGCCGGACGATGAAAACGCTATCACCCGCAGACGATACCGGCAAGGTCGAGCTGATGCGCCCGAACGCGGACGAGTCCGGGGCCGTCGTGTATGAAAACGACCTGTCCCGCGCCAGCTTCGACGTTGCTGTTGACGTTGGCCCGTCGAGCGCATCCCGCCGCGAGGCTACCGTCCGCTCGCTCATCGGGCTCATGCAGGTATCGGCGAACGATCCCGAGACCATGCAGGTATTGCAGGCAATGGCGATCATGAACATGACCGGCGAGGGCATCGGCGAGGTACGCGATTACTTCCGAAAGAAGCTCGTCAACATGGGAGCGGTCGAACCGACAGAGGAAGAGGCGCAGCTACTTCAGGCGAAGGCCGGGGAAAAGACTCCGCAGGATCAGGCGCTAGAAGCGATGGCAGAAGAAGCGCAGGCCAAAGCGACCAAGGCGCGGACGGAAGTGCTTGAGACTGTCGCCAATGTGGAATTGAAAAAGGCGCAGACCCTTGAGACCGAGGCGAACATAAAGCTCAAGGAAGCGCAGGCCGTCGCCGCACTGGGCAAGACGGAGACCGACAGCACGCGGCTGGCCATGGACATGCAGGAGAAAATGCGGACGATGGAACAGCACATGGCCGTAAACGAGGCCGCGCCGAAAATCCCGCCGATTACCGTCCATATCCACAACGACGGGGAACAGACGACGCGGATACACAAGATCGAGCGCGGGCCGGACGGCGAGATGATGGCCGCCGAGATCGTGAAGGGTGGACGCAATGGCGCATGAAATCAAGGTGTCGGTCGAATCGGCTAATGTGAAGGCGAACGCATGGGCCACGGCGATGAACGCTGGAATCATCCGCATCTATCAAGGCGCGAAGCCCGCGACCGCTGACACGGCGCTTGGGGCGCAGATACTTCTCGGGGAGCTTACCTTTGGCAACCCAGCGTTCGGCGCATCCGTGGCCGGCCTTCTCACGGCTAACGCGATCACCAAAGATGCAAGCGCGGACGCGACCGGAACGGCGCAGTTTTACCGACTGTACAAGAGCGACGGCACTACGGCAATGGGCGACGGTACTTGCGGTGTCACCGGATCAGGCTCAGACCTTGAAATGCCTAACGTGTCTATCACGCAGTTTGGCGAGATAACCTGCACCGGGTTTACGCATCAGGAATCGCTAGGATGATCGCCATGGTTGACGCTGGTCCGTACTTGACTGCGACGGTGTACAACGAGATCAGGCACGCGCTAAAAAAGGTTCACCACGGCGCGGCAAGGCTTATCCGCTTGCCGGTCGACGAGTTCAACGGCATGGTTGGCAGGATTATCGAGCGTGGCTACCAATTCACGCCGTTTCAGCCGATGCTATGCGGATTGCCCGTCGATCAGAGTACAGGGCCACTTCCCGAGATTGTCGTAGTATGTGACGATGACACAAACATTGCGGTCAACGTAATGACCGAAACGGAGGTTTCATAATGGCAACAATCCTAGCGGGAGGTCTTACCACAACCGCAATTACGGCCGGACAAACGGTCATATCGGGCACTCCAGCCGGCACGACAAGTTTCAAGGCCGCGACCATATCGGGCTACTTAACCGCGTATAGCGCCACGGAATCAAACATGGGCGTCGTGTTCATCCGTCAAGGTGGCGTGGACAAGTTCGAGGCCCGCGTACAGAATACAGACCTCGCGAGCTTGGCCGGCGTAATCGTCATCCCGTGGGGCGATGGACTTGTTTTCTCAGGCGCTGAAACGCTTGGCTGGCACGTTACGCCGGCAGCTACGACCTCCATGCGCTGGTATGGCGCGTTCTTCGGGCAGGGTTGACGGATGCTTGACAGGGGCGTCATTGAGATAGACGGGCCGGGAAAGATCGGCATGAGTTCACCGCCAAGTGACAAGATAATCGGCGGCGAGTTCCCGTATCTCGGCGGCGTTGACGTTCCCTGTCATCAGGTGCCGGTTGCCAATCGGTTGACGCTCAAGAGCCTTGCATTCGGCATAAATGCCAATGTTGCAGGGCTTTTGAATCCAGTATCAAACAATTGCGGCACGTACAACGCCACAATAGGCGGCGTGCAGTGTGTAGAGGGCCAGTATCTTGATAACCCCATGCCGGTGGCCGCTGGAGCGGACGAATTGGTGTCTCCGTGGTATTCAGCGAATCAGGCCCCATCCATAGGCGAGGGCGTTATCTGCCCAAGCGGTACGCAGTTCCTCATGCGTGCAACGCCAGCAAGCGCCGGTCCTACGGTGTGGACAACGACAATAATAGGACGGCGCGGGTCAACGGTAGATATTCAAAGCGCCCGTACCGTGACAAGCCTCACCACGGCAAACCAGACGATTCTAAGCTACACGCCCGCCGCTGACTGGACGATACTTTCAATCAGCGTGACCGTTGACAGCATCGGTCAGATACGCGGGCAGGGACGTATCTGCATCGGAGGCGTGCAGGTGATGGAATTGCCGTACTTGGGGCAGAACGTAGACGCTCCAACTTTTGCCGACCCTAGATGCTATGCCGGGTGCTATGGGGCGCTTACCATCCCGCTTTGGGGTATCAAGGTCGGAGAGACAACGTTCATAGGATTCGAGGCCGACAGCTTCACCGATGACGGCGCACGGTGGAACATGATGGTATCCGGCACCGAGGAAAGCCTGTCACCTACGCCCGCCGAGATAGCCGCCGCAGTATGGACTAGGACAGGTAGGACACTCACGGCATGAGCTACACGCCCGCGCAGATAGCAGACGGCGTATGGACTCACGCGACCAGAACTACCGACGCCGGAACTCCTGAACCGTCCAACGGCACGCTACTCGATGACATTGCCTATGCGGTCTGGACAGCATCCGTCCGCACGCTTGACGGTGGGCCGTCCGGCTTCTCAATCACCGTCGCCGAGTCAATGCCAGCGCCTTCACAATCCGCTACCGCCGGGACAAGCATCGCGGTGTCAATCGCGGAGACGTTGCCGACGCCCTCGCAATCATCGACTTTACAGACGGCAATCAATTGCATTATAGTAGAATCGTTGCCAGCGCCGACGCAGACGATCACGGCGGAGGCCATCGAGATATTCACGGTGTCGGTAGCCGAATCGTTACCGGCACCGAGTCAAGCGGCGACGGCAGGGTTTACGCCGGGGGCGAATCCTAGAGTCCTGAACGGGCCGCGCGGCGCATGGTTGTACTACCCGCCGATCTACGCAATCAAGACGAAGGGACGGCAAGAGGCCCCGGCACCTGGCCAGCGCGGAACGGTATTGGCGAGTGTCAGGATCGAGCCGGTCAAGCCGTTGCGAAAGGTGGAGAGGCGACCGTCGTTCATGGTTCGCGGGGCACAATCGGCGTTGACACCTAGCCAGTCGGCGCGGCTGAAATCGCACCGGGCAATCAGGGACCGGGACAAGGAAGAGGCCGATATCCTGATGCTTTTATCGTCATTCTAGCGCAACCCGTGGGCGCTTTAATTCCACGGAGAAGGAGACTGAACCATGGCAGAGGAAGAGAAGAAGGTCGAGCCGGTAGCGGAAGCCGCAACCGAGGAAACGGCCGCAACGCAGGAAGAGCCGAAAGAACAGATCGTCGTGACCATCGGAGACGAGGCCGCTCCGGAACCGGAAGAGGATCAGCCCGCGCCGGTATGGGTCAAGAAGGTGCGCCAGCGTAACCGGGAGCTTGAGAAGGAACTCCGGGAAACTCGCAAGAAGCTGGAAGAAAAAGAGATCGCGCAGAAAGAGCCGGAAGTCGGGGCCAAACCTACATTGCAGGCGCTTGACTACGACACCGACAAGTACGAGTCGGCTTTGACATCGTGGTACGAGCGCAAGCGCAAGGCCGACGAGAAGGCGGCAGAGGCACGCGCCGAGGCAGAGAAGGCCGAGAAGTCATGGGCCGAAAAGCTCGAAGCCTATCAGGAAGCCAAGGCCACGTTCAAGGCCGACGACTTCGACGAGGCCGAGGCGTCCGTCAAGGAAGTCCTCGACCAGACACAGCAGGGTATCATAATCCACGGCGCAACCGACCCGACGCTGTTGATTTACGCTATGGGCAAGAACGAGGCCAAGGCTAAGGAAATAGCCGCGATCAAGGATCCGGTCAAGTTTGCGTTTGCCATTGCCAAACTGGAGGCGACTTTGAAAGTATCAACCAAGAAGCCGGCCACGCAGCCGGAGGGGAAAATAGTCGGGAACGCGCGGCCGTCCGGGACCGTCGACAGCACGCTTGCTCGGCTCCGTGAAGAGGCTAACCGAACTG